TGATTGTGCAGGACAAAAATTGTTATGTTCCTTATGAAAGGTTTCTTACGTTGCTTGGGAGTGTCTAGACCCCACTTGGTGTATGTCCTGCCGGCATCGTAATAATCGTCCTTGCTGACATTTTGCACGGTCTCGGTCAGTTGCACAGCATCAGCAACTTCGTACTCGTAATATTTTTTCCAGAATGCATTGACTGTGTCAGCATGGTCATCGTGGAATACTATGTTTATTGGTTCGTAAACTATTCTTGTGTTGGTGTACATTTTCTTGTTGTACTGTACTTTCTCTTCGTAGTTCATGTCGTACTTTGGAAGATCGACTGCTTTGACCAACATGTTCAGTTCACGTCTCTCTGCTTCTGTGAACTTGTTCTGACTAATAGTGTCGTCTAGGTCGAAAACAACATGGTAGAGGAATTTGTGTTTTGGTGCCAGCTTGTGATGATCATCGATGTATAGTCTAGAGGCATGTCGGAAGTCCTTCATCCCCGGAAGACCGTCTTGCAAACCTTTTAAGAAATTGTTTATGCTTGGCATACTGTTATTTATAGTCACAAAAAAAGCGCCTATAAAGACGCTTTCAATGTATTAAATGCTAAGTCTAATTTTGTTTATTACTGTCCACCACCTGTTGAAAGTGTACCGATCGTTCTAGATACTGCTGTTCCAATTCCTGTACCTGTTGGTGTCTGTATCGCGTTGTCATATCTCACTGACATTGTGATTGTTGCTGGATCTGAAGTTGCGTATGCCAGTGTGTTGTAGTTAACGTTCTCAACATAAGCACCATAAAGTTCCCATGTCTCTAGAACGTTTGGAGCACTTGCTCCGTTACCACCATCTAGCATTTCGATTCTGCCTGTGAATTTGTAATCGATACCTGATGCCGCACTTGACTGTTCAAAGAAATCAAACTGTTTCTGGATCTGTTCACCAACCAGTTTAGTAACTGAGTTGTTGACATCATCTCTCAATGTGATTGTGATTGGTTCCCAAGTGTGTTTACCTGCAACATAAACTTTTGAGTTGTACACATCTAGTGTCACTGTGTCAAAAGTCAAGTTAGGTCTTGTTGTGTCTATTACTTGTTTCGTTAGTTCTGATCTTGGTGTTGATACTCCAAAATTCTCCAGGACAAGTCTGAAACGATACTGAAGTTTTGGCATCAACAGACCTTGTGATGCTGAACTTTGATCGTTTGCTAAAGGTACTGTAAATTTTGATAATGTTGATATTGCCATTTGTTTCTCCTATTTATCGAAAATTAGTTCCCTAATTTTGCAATTTCTCCTGTGTTTTTGATTCTCAACGGTATGTAAATAAATTCAACTGATTTAACCGGCTCAATTGCTATGTCTACGTACAGTTCATTTCTGTCTATTCTAGTTGGTGTGTTGTTTGTGTCATCACAAACTACCAAGAAGTCAAACAATGCCCTCTGTCCAACAAGTTCCAACAAGAATGATTCGATCGCACCCTTGATCTCGTTCCTTGTCAGTTCATCATTTGGTTCAAAGATAAATGGTTTCCCAACTGCGTCTAACTGTGTTCTCAAGTAGACTGCCAATCTTGAAACGTTGATCCTGTCCAAAGCTGAACTTGCCGATGTTTTAGTCAAGTTACCAAAGTTAACGATCCCTGCTCCTGCAAAGAAAGTAATTGGGTTAATCTTAACTTCATGCATTGAATCTCTCACTGACTCCGTCACAGATATTGTTTCAAACTCTCCAGACGCCGTGTCGATGTAACCAACTGCTGTGGCATTGTCAACAACACCTCTTCTTGTTCCCGATGGAGCGAACCATGGGAAAGCAACACTGTCGTTGTTTGCCAGTGTTCTCAACATCATGTGTGATGCCGGAACAACAATTGATTTACCTGTGTTATCTGTTGTCAGTCCTGATGGATAAAACACACCCAAGTAATCACTTGCACTTACTAGACCGTCTTCACCGTTGTCAAGTGCTGACGCTGAGTTGTTGGCCCAATCTTGGATCGCTGTTGATGTACCCTCCAATCTCAATGGAGTGTCTCCAACTACAAACGCTGTTTGGTTTCTGTCTGTGTTTAGGTTGATCATGTTTGAGATCAATTCAGGATAACCAGGTGTGGCAATTATATTGTAACCCCTTTGGTCTTCTCTGATTGCTTGGTTGGTGTCAATCTCTGATTTCAGTTGCTCAACAATTACTTTCCTCTGTGATTTCCTTCCGAAAGATCCAGAACCGTCTGCGTTGTTGCTTGATTTAGTAACCCATCTGTCTGGGTAGTACGTTGAAACAGATTCGTTACTGTTGAATCTGATGTTACCTAAGCCTGCTGATCCAGAACCTGGATACTTGGTAGTTGTGATGTAACTGTTTTTGTATTCCTTGACATTGTAACCAGAACGTCTAGTGTTGTACAACATGATACCTTGTGGGTATAAATCTGGATCTGGAGCATCCGGGTCTAGGAATCCATCGCTCAATAAATTTTTGATTGTTGATTTAGTTCCTGCCGCTGTTGATGTTCCTGCCGCCGAGTCCGTATCTGTGTGCCATCTTGCATCTGCAAATACTACACCGTCTTCTGTTGTCTGGTCAGTTTTGTCAACCAGTACCCATGCCGCACCAGTAGTTGTAACTGCCACTTGGTTGGCTGTGTTAGTTGAACTCAACGTTGCCGCTGTGTTGTATTTGTAAAGTTTTGGATAGTTTTCTAAGTCACTAGTGTCAATCCATAAGTCATTCGTTACAAGTGCTGTACCATCTGACTGTGTAGTTGGTGCTGTTGCACTAAACTGTGGACCATTCGGATCAGTAGTTGAGTATGCTGTTGCATATCCAACCCAAGTCGTACCGTTGTGTGCCATGATGTCTGCTTCTAAGCTAGTGTCATACCATAGTGTACCGTCTGCTGGTTCGTTACTTGGAGCAGAAACTGAAGCTGTGTAGCTTAATCTTTTCCAGTTTGAAATTAATAATCCTCTGTTTGCTGTTGAGTCCATGGACTCTCCAGTTGGAACTGTGTACAAGTTGTCAATCAGTGTTGAACTGTTTGCAGTGTACGTTCCGTAAACGTGTGCTGTTGAGGCATAATCAAAACCTGCATCTGCTAATGGTGTACCCACGTCTCCGTCCACCAATCTGATGTCACCGCCCAGTACGTGTGTAAGCACGATCTCGCCAGTTGTTAATTTACTTGCTCTAACATTAATTAATTCAGTAGTTGATGTAGATAAAGCGTTGGCGTTAACTTTTGCATTAACTGCCGCAACAAAATCATCAGCACCTGTTCCACCCAGTGTAACTGTAACTGCTGTACTGAAACCATCTACATTTTTTCTTGTCTCTTTGATTGTGAAAGTGTCTGAACTTGTGAAACTTGGACTAGTCAATAAACTTGTCACTGTCGTTGCACCGCCTTCGTATCTGAATAGTTGGAAGTCACCAAGGTTTGGAGTAGTGTCAGCCGCGTCAGCCGCCGTTATGCTCTCTTCAGTGATGTTGAATTGTGTATATAAGTCACCTACAGATAAACCTGTTCCACCGTTCGCCGCATCTAATTTGAAAATTGCTGTGCTGTGGTCATCATGCAATGGAGCCGCAACTGTTGAGAAACTTGCACTAGCTGAACTGTAAAGTTTAGCAACAATGTTTGCACCCGAGTTGGCCGCAGTTGTCTTGAACCAAACAGAACCGTTAGGTCTGTTCTCGTCTGCTGTTTTCCAAGTAGGTCTTGAAGTGTGTGCCGCTTGTAGGAACTGAGGACCGTTGTAAGTGCCTGCTGTTATTCCTAATGAAGCAAGTAATCCTGTACCTTCTTCAATTCTAATTGAGTTTGTACCTGCTGTTGAGTCACCTAGTGCTAGACCATTGTGGAATATTTCTAGGTTACCTGTTACACTGTTTACACTTGCAGTAACGTTAGTGGCGTTTGTGCCAATTGCTGTGGCAACGTTAGTCAATGATGTTCCTGATACCGTGATAGTAGTACCGTTGATAACCAACGTATGACCATTGGTTACAGTTGTTCCTGATGCAACCGAAAATATAGGTAATGACGTGTGCCATGCACTTGCTCCAACCTGTACCCAAGTGTTACTTGCCGTCTTCTTGAATATCTTGTTTGAAACGTGTGTTGTGTTGATTGCGTATGATCCAGTTTGTCCAATAGAAGTCAGTGGTGCACCAGTAGAAACACCGCCAACTAGATCAGCAACAAGTGTGATCAAGATTGGAGTAATTGCTGTAAATGTTTGATTAGTTTGAGACCATTCAAATAAACCATAATTGCTTGATGCAAGGTCAAACCAGTATGATGCGTCTGTTGGGTTTGCTGTAGGAGGCGTTGCACTACCGACCAAATCGCTAGTGTCGACGTTCGCTCTTAGTACGAATGCTCTGTTGGCAACTCCTAAGAAACTGTAGGCCGCTTGTAGTCCCCATTCGTTCAGTTCATAACCGTGTAATGGATTTCCTGAAGCGTCTTGGTAGAATTTCGGATCTCCGAAAGTCTCTGTTAATTCTCTTTGTGACGAGATCAAATATGCAGTGTTGGCGTTCGCAGTCTGTGTTCCTGCCGCCGTGCCGTCTCCTGCTCCGTTTGTCTTATCCTGTCCTGATGCTACTATGAATAGTGGTGTTGTACCAGCATCTGATGGTACGTAAAAACTTTCGTTTATTACTGAAACTTCTACTCCTGGTGATGTTAATGCCATTTTTCGTTTTCTCCTTGCAAGTTTAACGTATACAGAGTTATTTATTCAATCGTATGGTTTTTACGATATAACTTGCTATTTTTAGGTGCCTATATAGGCGACGTAAATAAGCATATGGTATACAACAACAGACCGCTGTGCAAGGGGTGTAAGGCAAAGCCCAGGGCCTATGCGTACAAGAAAGGCACGATCATCTACTGGCGTAGCCTGTGTGACACCTGTAACAGAAAGAAGGCCGGCAAGAAAGTGGGAGGAATCACAGCCCTACAGAGATCCGGATACAAGAAGCACAAGAAGTGTGAGCTGTGTGGATTCAGGGCACAAAAGCAATCACAACTGGACGTGTTTTTTGTTGATGGGAGTATGAGGAATACTGCTACTACTAACTTAAAAACTGTTTGCGCCAATTGTCAAAGGCTGGGCAGTGTCCGTAAGTTGGGATGGCGTATTGGTGATCTTGTTGCTGACGAGTAGATCGTCAACCTGTTGATATAACTCTTTTAAAGTTCCGTCATTTTTAATAATATAATCAAAATCTGATTTTGCCCATGCATATTCAGAAGAGTGGATTCCTGTGGGCATTATGTTGCCTTCCACGTAGCTTGTGAACCAATCAGGATCCTGCCCTCTTTTCACGAGGATAATCTTGCCACCGGACTCTCTGATTGTTTTGATCTCATTTTCAAATCTGGTATCGGAAATAACTGTGGGTTCTCCTTTGTATCTGGCCAGACAGCTGTCAATCCATATGGCATCATGCATGTTCTGACGCATCACTTCTGTGCCAAAGTGTTGTAATACCCAGCGTGGCGTTACATCCTTATTGAATTTTTTGCTCCAGAATGTATCGGGCTTTTCTCTCCATGCTCTGCTCTCCTCAGTCTTACCTTCCAACATTTCTCTATCCCAATTAAACATGGAACTGACTGCATCTTTCAAACTCTTTGCGAATGAATCTTTTTTGAAATTGTGTTCTTGTGCCAGCCTCTCTGCAACGGTGTCCTTACCGGAACCTATTAATCCTACTACACCTACTAACATAGGTTTATTATACTATTTTTTTAAACGTTTTTCAATCTCTTTTTTAACATCATGGACCGATGTTAATACCAGTTTTCGTACTCCCATTTTCTTTTCTTTTAGGGCATGTATGGCAACATTCTCTAGATCATCAACCATGTTGGTCAGTTCTTCTAGTGTGCATTTGGAAAGTTTTTTGTATCGAGTATCTATCATGACACTATTATTTAAATGGAGATCGGGGTCAATTAACCAATAACAAAACTGTGTGGTGTTCCACCTTCTTGGAAATTACCAATTTCAAGCTCAAGTCTTTCCATCTCTGCTGTACCCTCATTCTTGAGTGCATCGCCGTTTAGTGTAGTGCCACCTTGTGGTCCTGCGATGGTGTTGAACTTGCCTCTTGCTTCTCCCAACATGACCTTGGATACTGCTAGTGTGTAATCTCTGATCCACGGTTTAGAATAGATGTCCTTGAACAGTGTTATGTCTGGTCTGTAGTTGTCTGTATGCATAAGGATTGTTTCGTTATCTGCCCTGGGTCTTTGTGTGATTGTTAATTTTTTTGTTGCCACATCAAAATGGTACTGTATGAAACTTCCAAACATCTTTCCTACCAGTTCCTGGTATGATGCAAAAGCATAGTAAGTGGCTAGTCCACCTGTTGCACCTGCCCTCAAAAGATATGTGTTTGTGTAGGCCAGGTTGAACGGTTCAAACAATGTACCTCCCTCGCCACCTTCTGTCCTAG